TCGACGGTGACCCGACAACCAACCTCGACCTGACTACGACCATTGCCGCGGTAACCGCTGGCATTGGCTTGATCTGGGCCAAGGATGCCGACAAGACCGCTACCATCGACCCCAAGGCGTGAACTGGGTCTACCAGATCCTTCGGGCAATCCTCGACTTCCTACGAGCAACACCACCTACCGATGTGCAACATGGCAAAGCTCCCGATGCCCTCAAGAGCGATCTGGATGGCCGCATTGCTGACCTGCCTGGGTTGCCAGATGACACGCGTGGTCCTGGTCCCTTCCGGTGATCCGGTGATGCTGGCCGAGCCGGTGAAGGCCAGCGTCTATGCTTTCGATGCCGACAAGAAGCTGGTCGGGCCATCCCGGGTGACCCTCCCGGCCGGCTGGTACGTCCTACCCAAGAAATAAAACTATGGCCCAGCAAACGATCAACATCGGCACCATCGCCAACGACAACACCGGGGACACCCTCCGCGGCGCCGGCGAGAAGATAAACGACAACTTTACCGAGCTGTATGCCGCCCTGCCGCTGGTCACACCGACGACCTGGGTGCCGACCCTCATCGACTCCGGCGGTGGCCGCACCTTCAGCATCACCACCAACACCGCCCGACACACCACTATCGGATGCGTGACCACCTTTACCGCGGACGTCACCGTCAACTCGGTGACCGGATCCGCAACGGGCAACCTCCGGCTGTCGCTGCCCGACCCCGTCACCTACGAGGCCGCCGCCGCGGTGTGGCTGACCAACGGAACCAACCAGGCCAAGACTGCAATCATCGCCAGGCTAATCGCCGGCACCAGCTACCTCGAGCTGTCGCATTTCGAGACAGGAGACGCCGATAGCCTAGCCCCCCATCTCCAGGCCACCAGCCGTCTGATAGTGTCCGGCACGTATTTCACAGCCTAACATGACCACCATCGGATCCAGTCTCCAGCAGGGCATGGCGGTGCTCCAGCAGATGCTAGGGGCGCCGATGTTCATCTGGCAGGGGACGTCGATCCGGTGCATCCCGGCAGCGGTCAACGATGCCAACGTGCCTATCTCCGGTGGGTTCCAGGATAACGTGACCTCGAGGATCCTGGTCATGTTCTCCGACTGGAAGACCTGCGACAGCACCCTGGTCTCGATGGACAGCACACTCTACACGCTCGACCAGGGCACGACCTTCTCCCGGCTGCTCAAGGAAGACGGCCTGTTCATCCTCCAGGAGAACAGCGACCGCATCGCCCTAACCTTCTGCAAGCCGAGGCCGGTGGTCGGCAGGACTCTGGTCTATCAAGGCCGCACCCTCCGCATCCTGTCCTGCCGAGTGGATGCTTCCGGTGGCTACTACAACCTTGAGCTGGGGGCAAAGACCAAGTGAAATTCGGAGTCAACATGACGGTCGACAGTGGCAAGTTCGACCTTGCCATGAAGCAGTATCTGCTGACGACAAGCCGCGACCTTCACAAGGCCATCAACAGCAGGTTCTTCTACCTGATGGTCCGACTGTTCGTTTTGGTGCCGCCGAAGAGCCCGGGCCAGGAGCGCCGAAGGATCGCCGACTATTTAGGGGCACCTGCTGGAAACATAAACAGAAAATCTAAGAAGACTGGTAAGCGCATCGGAACCTCAAGAATTCTCAGGAGAGTCCACCTTATCGTTCAAGCAAAAGCCGCTAAAAACCCAACAGCAAACCTAAACGGAGGCCATGGTCTTTACGGAAAAAGAATGAAGGCGGCTGCCTCGGCGTTGATGAAGAGATCCATCGCATCGGTTGGATACCTAAGGTCCGCAGTGGTAAAATCCATCAGAATCTACAACCGAGGATTCACTCAATTTCAAAGTCCTAAATGGAAACCGCTTTCTAAACCTGCCAGCTACAGAGCGCCAAAGAAAACAAACAGCGCTTTAGTTGCAATGGCCAATGAATATGGTCTTCCTCAAGAGAATGTAGGCATCCACAAAGGAACCGTTGCACATGGATTCCAGGCGGTTCCTGGATTCAATCCCACCGCTTTTGTTTCGATGCGTACAGGTGTTGCAGACAATCAATACAACCGGGTATCTGAAATTTACAACACGGCCATGCAGAAGGCCATGGACGACGAGACGACGGAGATGATCAACCACATGACCGAGGCCCTCCTGGCCAACGGTAAGGTTCTGGAAGACAACGGAATCTCAATCAAATGAACGCCGCCGCCCTAAGAGCTGAACTTGCAGTCGCTGACTACCTGGCGGCCGCCGACTGGTCGGCCTCCGGCGCCGGCACACCGACCTGCCTCACATCCTACAGCCGCGGTCTCTACGACGACCCAGACGACCAGGACGTCATGCCCAACTTCCCGCGCCTGGTGATCTCGACCAATTCAGCCAGGCCAATGCAGCGCACCGATCTGACCTGTGAGATCGAGATCGCCGTCGAGCTACAGCTATCTGCCGACGACACCGACGAGGCTGCTGTCCTGACTACCGTCCAAGTGCTCGACAACCTGATCCTGCCGCTCTTCGACGACACCGGGGCCTCGGCCCTTAACGCTCCATCAAACGACCCCAGCGGCCCCTTTACGGCGCAATTCGCCGCACCTCTGGACTTTGGGGCATCCTCAATCTCTAATCGGTCCAGGACTTTCACTAGGACATTCACCCTCTACTGTTCCGCAACCACCTAACCACCCACACGCATGGCTAATTCACAAGGACTCGCATACCAATTCGGTTCACCGGCTTCGGTGACGATGTTCGACACAGACAACGTAACCGCAGTTTTCACCGCCCTGGCTTCGATTGAGAGTTACGACCTGACTCACGAATCCGACACCGAGGAGATTCGCAACAGCGGTGGAGAAGTGGTGGGTCACATCGGCTACAACGAACGAGTGACCCTGAACCTGAACATGATTCCCTCGGGCGCCAATGCAGCCGCCGCCCTGGCCTTCTGTTCACTGGCTCCGGTCAATGGAACGGTTTCAATCACCGGCGCTCCAGTGATTAAGATGATGGGTGTAGCCGACGTGCTAAACAGCGGCCGGTTCATCTATGCCGGCGGTGGTTCGGTCAAAATGACCCAGAGCGGCAAGGCTATGGTCTCGATCACCGTGAAGAGATTCAAGAACCTGACCACCGCTGCCGCTGTCGCCCTGAACGTGTGAGCAGCCTAGCCGCCATCCTAAGCGCAACAGCCAAGGCCTGTCCGATGGTGATCGGCCTCCGCATGGTGCCCTTTACTGTCGGCCATGCCATCCTGCTGCACCGTCTAGGATCCCCATTCGTCACCGGCGGCCGGGCCAGCGCTAACGACCTGGTCGAGGCTGTTATCGTGTGCAGCCAATCTGCCGAGGAGTCGGTCAAGACCATGGCCTCGGTGTTCCGATGGGTGCCTCTCCGGCTGATGCGTAAGAAGGTCAGCAAGTCCGACCTGGTCAAGGAATGCCAAATCCTCCAGGAGTGGATCGGCGACAAATCCGACTGTCCCGAAGTTCTACGGCAGCCGGGTGCAGGATCCAGGGAGGCCGCCATGCCCTGGCCCGAAAGGCTGCTGGTTGGCCTGGTCGACATTGGATTCACCGAGGAGACGGTTCTAAATATGCCGGTGACCGATGCCGAAAGGTTCTTCCTGACCAACGCCGAAATGCACGGTCAGGTCGAGTTGTGGAATGATAAGAACGATGCCCTCTGGCGCCTGGGTCAAGAACGGGAGACAGTAAGGAACTAACAAATGGCCATTTTCTCACTCATCGCAAAGCTCGGCCTGGACGGTTCGGCCTACGAAAGCGGCTTGAAAAAGGCTTCGAGCACGACCGACAAGTTCCGGCAATCGGTAGGATCTCAGCTCGGTGCGGCGCTATCTGTTGCTGCCATCGGCGCCTTTGTCTCGAAGGTGATTCAGACAGTCGACGCCATTGGAGACCTTTCCGAGCAACTCAACATCAGCACCGACGACGTCCAGCGCCTTCAGGTGCTGGCAGGCCAAACAGGTGTTTCCTTCGAGGCCATGGCCAAGTCTATCACAGCGGTCAGCCAGGAGCGCCTCAAGGCTATTGAGGAAGGAGGCAAAGCCCGGGAATACTTCAAGACACTAGGATTTTCAGTCGCTGAACTTAACGATGCGAGCATCTCTAACATTGACCTGATATCGAGAATGGGTCAGGCGCACAAGGATGCAGGCAGCAGCGCACAGACTCAGGCTGCCATGATAGCCATCCTAGGCGAGAAGGCATTCAAGGCAGCCGGAGCAATGGCTAAGATAAAAGAGATGGGTCCAATCGACGTAATTTCTAAAGAACAAATTGATCAGGTTGGAAAATTAGCAGACCGCATGGATGAGATACAAAGACGTGGTACTGTTGCAGCAACACCTTTAGTCACATATCTTGGAGATCAACTTGAAAGCGATTTTAAAGAAATTATAAATACACAAGAGGCTTCCAACGAGCTTTTTACAAAGTATAGAAAAAACAATGAACTTTATAGAACCGGCTTTGGAGGAGCGCTGAGGCCATCTGAAGGTGTTGGTGGAGGTTTAGATGCATCGACAATGCCGCGCGGTACCATCGGCACAATAGACAGCAGGGTAAAACGCGAGACCTCAATGTTCTCAACGGAAGCGCCTCCTGGATGGGTTAACACCCTGGTGGGTCAAATCAAGATTCAGACCAACGAGACCCGTGCGATCCGAGTAAACACTGGCAGAACAGCTCAGGCTGTTGAATAACATGGCAACACTCCAAGGAACACCAATTCCATCGCCGTTTGCCTACGATTACATCGAGGTCAGCCGCGCCTACGACAACAACGGCAACGGCCGGGTGGTCCAGCTAACGTTCCGCGGAGACAAGGACACCCTCCGGATCGCATCGGCCCAATGGGTGGCCCTGGGCGCCAAGTACAGCATCCGCGAGGACGGCCCCTATTCCGAGGCCACCGTCACAATCGGCGGCAACTCCTACGACCCCAGCCTTGAAATACAAGATCAGTCGGCCCCGTTACCTGGAGAAATAGCAGACATCCGCTACGAGTTCCGCACCGACTACCTCGATGTCTCGGTTTTTGCTCTGCCGGCAGTCGACAAGGAGGCTAACTCGACAGGGAATCCAAACCTCTACAAGTTCGTCATTGAGACGGCAGCTAAAAACGGTGAGGTTTTATCTCAGAGAGATACTAACCTGGCAGATCCAGCTCGTTATCCGATGGCCAACAAAGTCTGGCAGATGCTCTACCGAGGCCAGGACACCTTCCCGATTGCTCGAGTCAGTC